GCTGTCTTAGCTGCCTTCTTAAATTGAGCAGCCGTAGGAGCACCTTTGGCTCCAGGCTTCCTCATCTTTTCTCCACTACCTTTAGCGATACGTTCGCGTTTGTCGTGGATGTTTGCATAGAGTCCTTGTCTAGCCATTAGCATTTCCATTTACGAAGGGCAAGAGCCTTCCGAGTAGGACGACCCTTTTCATCTTTCATCGGACCTTTGACACCACCCATCCTAGCACAGAATGAACGCTTACGAGGACCACCTTCAGGCTGTGGTGCCTTTAGGTTAGATCCAGTAGCGGCATTGTACTTACGACGGCCAGCAGCAGTCAGTCCACCAGATCTTGATTTATGTTCGCCAATCTTCAGACTGACTGATTTCTTTTTAGTCATTAGCCGATTACAGGTGCTGTATGTGTAGCCAAATCAAGTGGGAAGTTATGAGCATTCCGTTCATGCATTACCTCAAAGCCAAGGTTAGCACGGTTGAGGATGTCTGCCCAGGTATTCACTACTTGCCCTTGAGAGTCGATAAGGCTTTGGTTAAAGTTGAAACCATTAAGATTGAAAGCCATGGTCGAAACGCCCAAAGCAGCAAACCAGATACCAACAACAGGCCAAGCAGCAAGGAAGAAATGAAGGCTACGGCTATTATTGAAAGATGCATACTGGAAGATCAAACGTCCAAAATAACCATGAGCGGCAACGATGTTATACGTCTCCTCTTCTTGACCAAACTTGTATCCATAGTTCTGAGATACTTCTTCAGTCGTTTCACGAACAAGACTAGACGTAACCAAGCTGCCGTGCATCGCGCTAAATAGAGACCCACCAAAAACACCCGCAACTCCAAGCATGTGGAAGGGGTGCATAAGGATGTTATGTTCAGCCTGGAACACAAGCATGTAGTTGAAGGTTCCCGAGATACCCAAAGGCATACCATCAGAGAAGGAACCTTGTCCGAAGGGATAGACAAGAAATACAGCGGTAGCCGCCGCCACCGGAGCTGAGTATGCGACACAAATCCAAGGCCTCATTCCCAATCGGTACGATAGCTCCCATTCCCGGAGCATGTAGGCATACACACCGATAAGGAAGTGGAAGATAATGAGCTGGTAGCAGCCGCCGTTATAAAGCCATTCGTCCAGCGAATTGGCAGCCCACACTGGGTACATATGTAGCCCAATTGCGTTCGAGCTGGGTACCACTGCCCCTGAGATAATGTTGTTACCCCACATGAGGGAGCCTGATACTGGTTCACGAATGCCATCAATGTCAGTAGGTGGTGCGGCAATGAATGCGAGGATGAAGCAAGTTGTTGCGGCCAACAAGCAGGGGATCATAATTACCCCAGCATGGCCGATATAAAGACGATTTTTAGTACTGGTTACCCAGTTTAAATATGAATCCCACATACCCCGAATTGGGTTAGTTGGGCGCAGGACAGTTGCGGTAATCATTTCAGTTCTTTTTGAAGAGTTTGTAGATGGCATCAGCAACAGCAAGTGCTTCTTCTTCATTCATACAAATATGGCGAATTCGTTTATCACCTTTCTCAACATCATATACCCATTCAGAAATGGTACATCCATCACAATTTACATCAAGGTGAGTGTCTTCCACTGTGTACCAAAAATCTTCGTGTTCTTGAATACGAACTTGGTTGGTGATTTCAATAGGCATTTGAAGTTCCTTTGTGTATGAGAGTATTATAAGGCATCACAGGGACACTTGGAGCATCCCTTGTGTCAGTTCTTCATCTGTCCCAGTCATAGTATGTGGTAGTATTCCCAAAATTCAAATAATGCCAGAACAAATCCCTCATTCGTTCTTCATTTGGAAATCCGTCAAGGTGGTTCCACATATGGTTCCTCCAAGACCACACACAGAATTCAAAGAGAGAAATAGAGGTCCATATTGTCCATTTACGAAATGTGTCAGTCATGTTTGGGGTTGTGCAATAGTAACCATGGTAGTTAATTAAGACGTGTTACTTTGACTCGTCCAACTCCAGAACCAGTGAGACCGATAGTATCAGCCGCACCTTTACTTAGATCAAGAGTCCTACCATGAATGTAAGGACCACGATCATTCACCCGAACAACGGCACACCTCTTGAAGCAAACCCTAAGGCGTGTTCCAAATGGTAGTGTCTTGTGCGCAGTAGTAAGGGCATGTTGATTGTATCGTTCACCGTTAGCAGTAAGGTTACCGTTAAAGCCGGGACCATACCAACTAGCGATCACCGATAGAGTAGTTAGAACAGGAATCATAATAATAAAGCAAAGAACTTTTATATTACTTACTCCTACTAATCCACCAATACACGCGCAGTATTGGCGGATCTATCAATACTTACTTCTTCTTAGTACCGCCACCTTTGTAGCCTTTCTTACCGCAAGCCATGATTAAAATACTCCAGGGATAAGTTGACCCGTCACAACGTAAGCGCCAATAGCAGCCATAACGCCAAGCATAGCAAGGCGACCGTTGAGGAGTTCAGCACGTTCGTTATGAGGCACGGTGTAATCTTTGTCGGTGTACATGATAGGTTCTTTAGCCCAAATGTTGGTGGTCATTAGAATTGAAGATCAGAGTTTTCAAGCTTATTCATTACATCCCGTCGATAAGCTGGGTCGTTATCGTAACGTGGATCACTCATTGCTTGTACAAGTTCAGCTTGGCTACGGAAGGAGTTGTCCTCTTTACTAGCACTACGACCAGTCAACAGGTTACCGTCCTTACCAACTGCATCAGTGTACTTAGCAGCTAGTGCTTGTACAGCAAAGAAGATAGCACTAGGGTCACCTTTACCCATCACTGAATCATACATCTGGATCTCACCTTCGGAAAGGTTTTGTCCAGCCCAGCCGATCATAGATTGATAGGCTTTCTTACCACCTACCATCTTAAACAACTGATCAGCTTGTTCTTGAGTCAGTTGGTTTTCAGTAGGTGCTTCTTCTTCTTCAGACTCTTCTACTTCTTCGTCGGCTTCTTCACCGGGTTCGGCTTCATCGGTTTGCTGTACTTCATCACGTGGTTCTCCTAGTTTCTTTTGAAGTTCGATGTATGCTTGTTCAAGGGATTGAGCATCCTTAAACTTACCAGCATACATTGGGTTTTGTTCACCTTCAGCTGCTTCAGCTACAGCTAGGGAGTCCTGCTCATCAGCATTAAGTTCACCTTGATCTGCAGGTGCTTCGTTATAAGTTAGAGTTTCACTCATAAGTGGTGGTTACATTTGTGGTGGTTGTTGTTGCATCATTTGTTGAGCCATCTGTCCTGCCGCTTGTTCACGACGTTGCTCAACTTGTGCTAGTTGTCCAGCTTGTTGTGTCATAGCCATCTGTGCTTGTTGTTGCATAGCGGCTTGTTGTTGTTGCTGAACCTCTTGCATACTCTTAACAAGGTTCAAGACTTCAATACCTTGTGAAGCAGCCAATCGTTTGATGACTTCTTCAGGATTGATGTAGGTTTGAAGTGCTTCAGGTCCCATTGTCTGTGCAATAGTACCAAGGAATTGCGCTAAGCTTTCACGATCTTGGCCACGACCCAATGCATTGATACCAGCGACAATCGTAGGTTTAACAATGTCACCTTTAGGAAGGCGAGGGATATCACCAACCTTTTGTGCAACACTAAGTTTACGGTTCAGGTACGGTACAAGGAACTCAACAGTAAGAAGGGAGAAGAGTCCCCCGAGTTGTTGTTCAAGTTCCAGTTGTGTGAGTCGTACCTCTTCCGCAGTAGTGCGTTCACTTTGTCGTACAGTAAGGACAAGGAATGCATCACTTAGACGTTGAGTCAGTGTACCAATCATTTGGTAAGCAGTTTGGAAGTCAGCTGTCTTACCAACTTGTACAACACCAATGTCATCAGGACGACCTTGGATGATAGCACCGTTACCTGCTTTAGCAAGTGTAGCAGGTTTAGTAGTACTAGAAGGTGATACAGTAAAGACAACCTTGGCAGCTGCTGCTGATCCTTCAACTACTGCTTGCGATAGAGCTTCAAGAGACTTCAGGTCTCCGATGAATTCCTCTACCCTACCACGTCCATAGACTTCACCATCTACATGGTTGAACCTAAGGACTAGCCAAGGTGTTGAGTCTTTGGGTGCTTTACCTTGAGATCCAGGTAGTTGTTCCCCATTAATTTCTTGATGCCAGATCCAACGATTGTTATCAAGAGTACAATGTGTATAGACATCAACCTCATCCTCATGAGACCTGGATTCATCCATTGGCTCATTGGGTTGAGGATCTTTATAATTGGGGTAAAATTTTTTCAGTATTTTTTTCGAGATTGTCTCCTTTGTTACGATCTCAATAACATTACCGTTGCCATCTCTATCTACCACATAACGGTTCAAAGGATAAAGCTTAAGCCCATCCTTACCCATGAAGATAAGAGCATTGCCAGCTACAACAAGATGCTTTAGCGCTTGGTGTACAACGACACGATCACCAGAAGCAGCAATAGCTTCCATGATAGTACGTTCTACTTTAGCAAACGACAAGTCAAGTTCTGATCTAATCTCAGGTCCTAGTTCTTGACCAAGGTTGATATCATTAACCTGTAGCTTAAAGAAACTGGTTTGAGGTGGCAGTAGAGCTAGCATCAATTTAGATGCCAGAGTGACTACCCCCTTTGCACCAACGCTTTGCCACGGGGTTGTAAGTTTGATAGAACCTTTGGTGTATACCTCATCCTCTCGGATAAGATAAGGAAGAGTTAGATCTGCTGCTTGTCTAGCAGTGTTTAGAAACTGGGCACGGTCTGAGGACAATCTGTCATAACGAAGTTTAGCGGTCATCAGACGTTAATAACAGTAGGTACTTGTGATGCTGCAGATGCAGACAGGGTAGGTGCACTAAAGGCAATAGGTGCAGCAGTTACTTGCTTAGGACGATACTTGAATCCTTCAGTACCAGCAAGTTTATTCTGGTTATATCCGATACCAAGTTGAAGGTTGGCAGGGGATGTTTGACGACCAGAGTTAATCATGAAAGCACGATTAGCAGCTTTTTCTTGCTCAGCAAGGGCAAGATTTTGTTCCATTTGTTGCTGGAACATTGCTTGTGAATTAGCAAGGCCAGACGCCATCATGGTTTGCAGATCAGCCATCTGTTGCTGACTATTAGCTGTTGTTGCTGCAAGCATCTCCAAGAATGGAGCCATGATGCTGTTGTAGTCAGGACCGGCAGGTTCGGCAGGTGCAGCAGGTGGTGCTGCGGGGCTTGATGGAGCAGAGGATGGTGATGCCTCTGGAGAGGGAGTAGGGGCAGGTTCCGGTGTTGCCCTTTGATTTTGGACAGAGCTACGTGGGGCAATGATGGGTATTGGTACTCCACCTTGAGTACCCATGGTACCCTGATAAGTATACCCACGGTTAATACTCAAATCTTGCAAAGGTGCTACAGCTTGTTGTGCTGCCATAGCCCTGGGTGTTCGTGCCGGTTCAGCAGGAGCCTGGTTATACGTGTTTACAGCGCCTGCGCCAATCCCAATATTAAGTTTCTGAGCTTTGGCAAGAACTTCTGCATAAGTTTTACCAGTTTTGTCAGCGATTTTTTGAGCCTCTTGTCCACTAAGAACACTGCCAACATCTCTGATCATCTCAGATAGCGTAGCCATCGTTCTCCTCCATATAATTGATGACCCACTCAACGACACTACGTTGACCGGATCGGTACATCACTTGTTCCATTGTCATATCAGGTGTAGGGTTGGTGGGTGGAAACGTTTCATCTAGCTTAGCAAGCATGGCATTAGCTGTCATGCCACGTACATCAAGTAGACTAAGCGTATTGTGGGAGGTTGGGGTTTGCATGTTCAAAGAAAGCTGGCATTCGTGCTCGTTTGGTGTCGGAAAGCTCTGGAGCTTTGCCTTCATACATTAGCCGATCACTGGAATCCAGCCAAAATTTTTTGTTCAAATATTTAAGGGAGTTTGTTGAACTCAAAGGTTGCATCACCCAGTTGATAGTTGCCTTACGCAGTTTATCAAGAGAAGGACTGATATCAAGCCCCAACTCACGACAAACAAGGCTATTGGTAGCAACGTGAACTTGTTCATCACGACTAATGTCAGCACTCACTGTTCGGAGACCAGCATCACCGTTAAATCGGAAGAATGGGAGGAGCACAAAGAAAATTGCACGCTCGGCAACAAGTGCTTTGAGGAGCGTGTGATCTGGATGAGCCACCCATGCGTCACGAATTCGTTTTGCTTCTGCCTCAGCTTCCTCATCAACACCGATAGCGTTGGCGATGTAACCGAGTGCAAGGTCATGATTCTCTTCGTCCTTGATATTGGACAGAAGAATGTCCCTTGCCATTTCCGGTACTTCATTCTTAAGTGCGTCTTTAATAAAATCACCAACTGGTAGTTCCATGTGACGAATAGCCAGGGCACGGTAGATTGTCTCTTCCGCACCTTCGGTAAGTTTACCAGCAGTGGTTTGGACAGGTGTCCATGTACGTTTACGATTTAGGAGTTTTTGATAAGGATTCATTGATTATTTAGATAAGTAATAAGATTTTGAAGTGTTTGGATGTTGTCTCCAACAAGCCCTAACGCTCGGTTGCACTTATCACATATCATTCCACGAACCTTTCCTGTTTCGTGGCAGTGGTCTACAACAAGTTTTGTAGGCTTGGTGTCACCTTCTGGTGTGCCACATGTCTGACATGTATTTTTTGCAGAAAGCTTGAGTTGGTAATATGCTTCTTCGGATAGACCATACTTGTACTTCACAGCCTCAAGTCTTCGTTTTTCTGGACAACGGGATCTATAGTAACCACTGTGACACTCTTTGCAGTAAGAAGCTTTACCTGTCTTGTAACGTCTATTGTCGTAGAAATTATCAAGGGCTTTGACTACACCACACCTGCCACAAAGCTTACTCTCCGCAGTTGCAGTCTGGGGCTGGGTCATTTAGGATAGAATTCAAATAATCATCAACTTCAGATTCATCTAAAGAAGCATAAGCGCTTGTTTTATCCTGAGTATCCCCCATGATTTGAAGCGAGTAATAAAGAGAAGTCTGTGGACTTTCCAACCAATTATTGATGAATGTGTCATCATAGGTAACCACATCAGACCAACTGTTGAAGGAGTAACCGTGCAACAGTCCAGTCTTGTCAAGCATGGTGATAATACCATCACACACTGCTTTATAATCATCCCAGCCAACTTCTGATGCGATCTCAACAGGACCGTAATCAAAGCTCTGGACGCCAAACGTACCGCTATCACGGTCTACCTGACGGGCGATGGGAGGAGCAATCTCAGGGGTAGTAGTGTACCCATCGAGATCTTTGTAGCGGTAACTACATGAGGCAGTGGGAGCAATGGCAAAGGCTCGCTCCATATTGTTAACCCGTGCTACCTCAGCAGCTGCTTGGATGCCTGCATTGATCTCAGCAGCAAGGATGTGAGCAGGGGTCTGAGCCATACGCCCAAGGCGGATATCAGTAAGTGCTTCACCGAACTGCTTATAGGTTACACCATGCCGCCTAAGCATGTTTGCCAACCCAAGGAGTCCGAGACCGACTTGGCGATCAGTCTCTGAAGGGAGGTACTCTCCGCTTTCTCCAACACCTGTTTTGCAGTGGAGGGCGCACAACTCGGACATTCCGTGGACAAATGCACTTTGAATGTCATAGAGTTCACATCCG